AATTTTTAAATTCTTCTGTAATTACTTTTTTGATATTATCATTGACTTTTAATTCATCAAGATTTATACTAACAATATGTTCTTCATCAATAGATATAGATTCATTGACAATTTCATCAATAGCAGCATCACACTCTGGCTGTAAAGACATTTCACGATATTTGGTGACTAATTCTGCTTCAGAGCGAACAGTTCCATCTAGATCAACATATGTTCCGAATGCTCCACCTGCAGATACAACAACTGCACCATCATCCGAGTCCTTTGAAGGAGCAAATGATGCTGGTTCAATTGTTGGTCTATTTCTTCTGAGTTCGAAACCGAATAATTCTGCCATTTATTTCTCCAATATTGGAGGGAGTTTCCTCCCTCCTAATCATTATTATAGTTTATTTAGATTCCTATTGGACCGCCAGTTGGAGTTGCTTCTACATCAAAATCAGTAACCTGACCAGATGTCTTAGCTGATAGAACTGTAGTACCAATAATAAGAGGTATCCAATAATCATAAGAAAAGTTTACTGTAAACTCTTCAATAGCATTAGCAGAATCCCAACCAAGAGTAATACCACTAACTGCAGTTGGGAATGCGCCAACTAACTGATAAGAACGAATTGCTTCGCCATCCTTAGCAAACTGAGTAACGTCAATCAAAGTCTTATAGTCTTCAATTGGGTTTGCTATACGAACATTAGAAACGATAGTATTGATAGCGTTTTGCCATGCTTCAAACATTGTTCTAACTGCAAAGTCTTCATCGTTCATTACAGTTACTGACCAGTCAGCAAAAGTACGTTCACCAGCAACCTTAATTTTTCTACCAAAATATGGAATTTCAATGTTTCCAATAGTTGATTCTGGTAGTTCTGCTGCTCGGCAGACGAACGGGAATTTTTCAATTCCCGCCGCTGCAACTGCTACTCCTGGTGGAGGAGTAACTACTACTTCGAATAGCGAAGGTCTAGCACCACCGTAACGTAGACCCTTTTGTTTAAAATCGTTAATGTCGAAAGCCATCTATTTTACTCCTTTGAGTTTTATCTATTTATTAAAACTTACCAATAACTTCAGAGAACTGAACGCCAGTTGGAACAGCAATGAAGTTAAGCTGGATGAAGTTGATACTTCTCGCAGGTTTAATATAGATGTCGCCGACGAACTGGTTACTATCAATAATCTGTGGAGTATTGTTAGTGTCGTCACAAACAACTAGGAAGTCTGTAATACCTCTACGACCCTTAATAGTGCGTAGATATGGAATTACAAGATTTCTGAACTGTGCTCTAGTAAACGCATCGTTGAATTCGAATAGTGAATACTTAGCAGCAACAGAAATAGCTTTCTCTAGAGTGATAAACAATCTACGAACATTGATACGATCAAAGGCAGATGGCTTAGACTGTAGAGTCTTGTCTCCGTAAAGAACAGTTCCTTCTCCTGGGAAAGTAACCACAGGATTGATACCAGCTGGATATAGAATATCTCTTTCTGGTCTCTTAGGATTATATGCTAGTTTAACAAGGTTCTTGATCTGACCACGGTTGAAACCAGCTGGTGACCACCATGCGTCATTAGTCATATCTGTTCTTGCGCATAGACCTGCAACGTCACCGTTTAGAGGGATCCAACGGTAAACATCGTTATATCTATCATACTGATACTTATAACCAGAGTCCATGACAGCGTATGAAGAACTACGTAGAGCATTTCTCCATGACTTAAGATCTAGAGCTTCGTCACCAGCGTTGTTAAGAACAGTAGCCTTATCAGGAGATACGAAAGCTACGCAATCTCTTCTTCCGTTCTTGTTTTCAGGATCAAAGTTTGAACCACCAACGATATTATCAATAATCCAGTTAGCTAGCTGGTAATTCTGAACTGTTCTTCCGTCTTGAACAGTTGTTCCACCAATTGGCTTTCCTTGAAGAACAAGAGAAATATCAACATCTTCTGGTGACTGGAACAATTCATATCCAGCTGCTAGGATTGATAGAGTAGCATTAGCTTCGCTTAATCCATCAGCGCCTAGTCTTAGTTGGATATTTGCTGGTTCTCCTGAAGTAGCAGAAGTTAGATTAAGAGCATTATTTGAAAGAGCGGTTGAACGATCAGCAGCCCACCAAATATACTGAGAAGTTTTATTAATTACGTTCTTGTAGTAATTATCTGTTCCATCTAGAGTAGTAGCGTCTGTTGCTCTAGAAACTCCCTTGAATACTTCAAGAACAGTTCCAGGAGTTCCAGTGAAATCTCCTCTATCGTCAACTACAACAACATGCAATTCATCGTTAGCTGAAGTATTACCATTGTAAAGCTGATAGTTTGACTGACCTGGAGCAGTGTCGACCACATTGAAGAATTCCCAATTACGTTCTAGAGTCTGAGTGACAAATGGTGAACGTAGTCTATAAGGATCTTCAAACTGTATCTTTACTACTGAAGAGTTAGCAATAAACTTTGGATTTGGGTCAAAGTTTAGAGAGATATCAATTTCTGAACCAAATGGATCAGATGCTAACTTAAATCCTGTAGAGTTTGCTTCTGTGATGTAATATCTATTTCCACTAGTTATACCACCAAGATCGCCACTGACATTACTTGATACGTAAGTTACAACTTCACCGTTAGTGAAAATAGAGTTACCAGTTCTGATAAAGTTAAGATTAACATCAACGTTAGCTGCAGCGTTTACTGTAGCATTAGCAGTAACGTTACCGTTCCAAGAATAGTTGTTCTGAACAGAAACAGTTTTAACCTGCATATACTGAAGACCAATAGTGCTATTACCAGCAAGAATCTGGTCGCCAATAGCAATTAGATCTGATGTATTTGAAGAAGCAGTAGTGTTAGCTGCAGCAGGGAAATGTATTGATACTGCGTTAGAACCAAATCTGAATTCAGCAGCAGCATTTGTTATAGAATTAGCAGTAACCAAAGAAACGTTAGAAGCAAAACTATTGCTGTTATCACAAACAGAAACTCTTAGCGAATTGCCAATATCCCCTGGATATTTTGCAATATAGATAACGTCTGTATCGAAAGTTCCATCTTTTTCGATATAGTGATTTTCGTTCTTTACAATCTGGTTTACTAGATTTGCAGCCTTAGCATCATTATTGGCGCCATCAAATCCTAGAGCGTTGTAAGCTGTTTCTGGACGAGCAAAATAGAAAGAAACGTTACTCTGAGAAGCAGTTGTATTTGAAGAAAGAGTAATAGAAGAAGAGTTCTTAGAAAGAACTGATATTCTAGAAAGAGTTGCAGTATTAACAGAACTATTACCAAAAGTAATAGAGGCGTTTGAACACTGAGTCAAATACATTCCAACTGTAATAGCTGATGTGTTTGAAATTAAAACAACGTTATTTCCGCCTGTAGTATTACCTGAAACTGTAGGAGTAGCTCCAGTAGTATGAGCGGCACGGGAAACATATAGACGATTGGTATATGACAAGAAGTTTGCAGCAGTAAACCAAGTTTCAGCGTTAAAATTAGTTGGCTTAGCAAATCTTCTTACAAGCTGATCTTCGTTGGAAATAAATACTCTTTCCTCAATTGGACCCCAACGAAAAACGCCTGCAAAAGCGCCATCATTAGTGGCTACGGCAGGTACGATCGTAGTAAGATCAATTTCAGATACATTTACACCTGGGCTTAATTGAAATGCCATTTTTTTCTCCCTTCGTGCGAGAACATTCGTGATTTACTTGATATATTTATAAAATTGGGTTTTTTAGAAGTCTATCGGTTGGTTCCACATCCAGGCGTCCCCTACGAATTGTTCGTAGTCTTCCGCATAAAAATCATCCCTACCAGTTTCCACAAACCCAAACGGAGAAAGGTCTTGTTCCATATCCTCTTCCGTCTTTTCTCGCAGCGACATTAGAGTATTAATATCTGTATACTCTTTAAAATATTGTTGCTCGGATAACCAAGCAAACAAAACCAAACACATTACTAAGTCATCATGTTTACCTGGCTCAGCTTCGTATGAACTCCCCTTTTTTGAAAACGTTGATAATTCGTTGATAGTGTGGAAATCGTTAACAATAAATTGATTTCCTTCGATCAAAAGTTTTAAAATAGAACATCCTATTGATTTGACAATTTTAGTTGTTCTAATTCCCTTATCTACCCCAGAAGCTCCACCGAATCCTTGGGTGATACGTTTGCCTGAGCGTCCAGCGTTTTCAGTGAACAACACATTCTCATAGGCAAAGTCATAATGTAGTGTATGAGAAACCTGTTCGCCAATATCATTGACCTCTACAAGGACAGAGGCGTTATTATAAGCTCTAGCTACCCTATGAATAACTTCGGCGTAATCAACCGGAGTTACAGCATTATTTCTATATACAGCTACCTGTTGATAAGGCATTTTGCTGACATCAACTAGTTGAAAGGCAGAATAATCTAATCCCTTACCTCTAGAAACGTCACATACCATCATGTATACATGATTTTCTTCAGGAGGTTTGTATTGAATAAGACCTTCTTTTTCAACTATTGGAGCCTGATGAACTAGTTCTTTTAACTTCCAACCAGCTATTAGAGTTCCTGACGAACCAAGGAACTCACACTCCATTTCCTGATTAAACTTTTCGATATCAAAGTTCATACCAGCAAGAGTGTCTTGTTTCCACTTATCATCTCTGCCTGGAACGTCTCTCCAGTTTACCTGAATAGCGTTATAACCATTCCTATTTTCAATAGCGTTGATCCAAGTAGCATAGAAATGGTTTAATCCGTTAGGAGTAGAAACTAAAATAATTTTAGAATCTGTACCTGATGAAATAGTTGGGTAGACTGAAGTAAAGAATTCGTCCCAACCGTCAATGTGAGCCGCCTCATCGATGAATAGGAGATTGATGGTATAACCACGGATAGCAGAAGCAGAAGTAGCAGCGGCCAAAACACGACTGTTATTTTCTAGAACGAATGACCCTTTATTCCATTCTACAACACCCTGTTGTAACCATTTTGGAAGATGCTGATAAGCAAGCTGAACACGCCCAAGAATTTCTCTAGCAGTATCCCCCTTATTGGCCAGTAGAGCAACAGTCTTATCAGCATGAAAAATAATATACCAAAGAATATATGCACAGGTTGTAGTAGATTTACCAGCCTGACGAGCCGTTGTAACGATAGTATAACGATTATCTTTAAATGAAGAAACCATGTTCTTCTGATAATCCCACATAATAAAATTTTGAAGACCATCGTTCAAAGTAATAATCTTCATATAATTTTCAGCAAAATATATTGGATCTTCTGAACATTTAACATACTCTTGAACTAATTCAGGAGTCCATTCAATATTTTGATTAGATTTCTTTAGAAGAATATTACCTTTATAACCAGCAATATCACTCATTATTCTTCATTTCTTTAAGAACTTTTTGAAGTTCTGCAGTAGATCCTACAAAAAGATTATTATTGATGGTTTGGGCTTTTTCGTTTATAGGGGAGTCAGAGGAATCTATTTCTCTGATTTTAGTTTGAAGCGCCAATAATTCTTTATTAGTATTAACCATAGTATCCATAAGTTTGGCCAACACTTCAAAAGCACGTGGATGTTGAGATTGCCCAGCAATTTCTGATAGCTTGTCCATTGCTTCTTGGCCTGTTTGGATAACTTCATATAGATTGGCTCTAGCTGCTTCGAAATCGCTACGAGCAGAATCATCATGAGCCTTTGCTATTAAATTTTCTATTTGATTTTCATATTTTAAAGGCAGATTTTCTTCTTCATTCATTGATCAATTTCTTCAGTGTTATAAATCATAGTAATAAATCCATAATCATCATCAGCTTCTATTTCGGTATAGGGCAATGTTCCTGTACCAGTAAATGGAGATCCGTAATAATTTATAGGAGCTCCGTTAGCGTCTAATCCAGGTTGTATGGTAATCTTTTCTGCAATGTCTGTATTACCAACAGCATCAGCTAGTTTACCGTCTGCAACTGGGGGTATATAAAAATTAACATTGATGAATTTGATGATAGCAGATTTCTTAACAGGACCATAAAAATAACCTTTTAATAAGAAATCTAAAGACCATATAATCATTCTACGATCTTTATACTCACCATCGTATTTATCATTATAATCTATGTTAGTTAAAATGATCGGAATATCCATTGCAATTCCCATTTCTGGAATAAGGTTACAAGTGGTCGTCCAATCTGGTGTAAAATATGGTAATATCTGCTCTATAATCTTGGTGCCATCTTCAACGTTTTTAGCATATATGTATACCTTAAATGATATATTATAAGGAACAGGATTATACTGATATTTAAACTTACTTTCTTCACCAGCTACTGTGCTTTTAACAGTGCTTTTTCCAACTGTATTAAGTTTTCTAGTTCCATCGTATTTAATTTCACCCATCTCGAATGAGATCATAGGCAATGGTAGGGTTGCAGTATTACGATCTAGAGCCGGATCTTGCATAACTCTTGCAAGCATCTTATCTTTAGGGGCATACGTGATTGGAACTTTAAGAAGATTGATTGTATTACCATTTTTATCCGTACGTGTGATACGAATATTGTTGAGCAGAGTGCCCATAAGAATAACATATTTACGAATTAAACTGAAATAAAATGGAGCTCCGAACAATTAAATATGCTCCTCTACGAATGGGTTTTGTGCTGTCCAGTCAACAAATTCATCAGACTCTTGCTGAATCATATCATTGTCAGAAGGAGCTATAGTATTAGTTTTAGCGGCTTCTAGAACTAGATAGTTACTTTCTTCAGTCATAATACGATCGCCATCTTCTGTCAAGATAGCCCAATTAAATACGTCAGTATTATACTTAGTCTGTATCTCATCAATCTCAAAAATACCTGTACTAAACTTTTCGCCAGCATATTCAAATACTTCACAAGTCATTTCCCATGTTTGAAGAGCACCAAGTTGATAAAACATTTCATACTTGTTTACATAGCGAATAACAAACAATCTTTGGTTTAATGGAAACCAAATAATATCGCCTTCGTTAGGTCTAACTTGAGTAGTAAACTGAGAAATTTCTTCTGAGAATATTCTACGAGCAACAGAGAATACAATTTGATTTCGTATTTCTACGCCAAACTTAGATAGAAATTCTCCATCACCGGAGAACCCATCAATTGACTTAATATACATCTCAATAGGATAAGCTGTTTCATATGAGGAAACATCATCTGCTCCATAAACCTCATCGTAATTGTTCAGTTTACGGGGAATGTAATATGTGTCGTGGCCGTATATTTTAATTGATTCAATAACTAAATTCTCTAGAAGCAGCTGCTCTTGAGATGCTTGGAAGTTATTGAAGAAAAAATTCGTGGCCATAGTTATCCGATCATATCTGTTGCGGGTAGGCTATAGCTGTAGATCATTTCTTTCTCAAGTTCTTCTCTTTCTGCAGTGGCTTCGTCGTAAATTTTTTGACCATTGAAAGTCAACCCACCAGGGAGTTTCATTCCTTCGAACTTTTTAAGGTTCTGACCCCACTGTTGCTTAATCAAACAAGCACCATATCTAAGCAACCAACGATCTGACCATGCATCAGTATATGTGTCTGGGTCAATTACTTCATATGCTTCAACAATTATATATTCACCAGCAGCAATTCTGTCCCAATCCATATCTAGATATAATCTATCAGTATGTCTGTTATATCTCAAGGGCTGTTTACCAACGAGCATCTGTTCAAGAAATTGAACGTGATTCATAGCCATATAATACGGGACCATTGACACAGATGTTAATGTATAGAGATCGTTTAGAGCGATCTGATAACGAATATTGAATAGGTTATTTACGCCAAGAGTAGAACCAAGATCAAATATATTTACAACGCCAATTATATTCTCTGGCATTGTGATATATTTGTTTGTTTTATCTTGTTCTGTTATGGCGTATTTGTAATAAGTTTTTTCAGAACCATCAAAATGATAATCCCAGTAATAACGAAGAGCTTCGTCAATGCGGTCTGATACTTGATCGTCATCGACGTTAATTTCAATGACTGGTTTACCTAATCTTCTTAGGCAATTTTCAGTAAACTCTGCTCTTGTTGTTGGAACTGCCATTTGTTATCCTAATATTTCTGGCCAAAAAGACTTTATCTTTTCTGGTGTTTTAGCTGCAAGTAATACAGGATCTTTTGTAATATCTCTAAGCTCTTGTTTTTTAGAGACAATTTCTGAAACATCTAAACCTTGTTCTAATGATCTAATGTATTCAACGTCTAGTTTTTCAAGAATTGGTTTTCTTGCAGATCTTAATTTATCTTTCCAAATTTCTTTTGCCTTATCTACATTAATTTTAATCATCAGTTTTCTCCTGTTGAGCGAACCATGCATCATGACCAATTCCATATCCATCAGGATTTGAAAAATCATATTCCCAAGCATCACGAAATGTTCTATCGGTTGGAATTTCTGACATATCTACGATTTTATATGGTACTCCTGCTGGTACGTCTTTTTGAGCCATTTGCAAAATTGTAAGACCGCAATTTTCAGAAGGAATTAAAATAGAAATACCACCATTGTCATTAGGATATAAAACTCTTTTTAACATGTTCAATTTCCTTTTTTTATCTATAAACTACTACAGTACAACGAGCAGGATCTGTAGCAGATCCATCACCTCGAGCGCAAAACACTCTCACAGAACCTGTTGCATGAGTATGACATGATGCTTGGCCGTCATTACTGGCGCCAGTAGCACTATTAGTTTCTGTATAATTAGCAACTGCTCCATAATTAGCATCTACAAGAGCAGTAGTAAAATTAATAGTAAAAGCTCCTGTTCCATTATCAGTAATAGTTGAAACGTTACCATCACCGGTGATAGAGGGAGTGCCTAATGATGTTGCAAACCTTATCCATGAACGACAACCATAAGCAACAGCAGCTGAACCATAACCAGAATTGAAAGAAAGATCGCTACTGAAAGATCCAGTAGTTGCAGAAACTGTTCCTCCAGAAACGTTGGTTGCAGTAGTTGCAGTAGCTGTTGATCCTGAAGAACCATTGATGTTGATAGACCAAGTTCCAGATGCATTAGTTCCAGTGATTGAAGGAGCGCCAACAGAATTATAAGAGATAACTCTAGCAGTGCCTCCATTAAAAGTGGTTGTGGCAGCTGCTCCAGTACCATCAGAAGCAAATGTTAATGCTTGTGAAGTCGACCCAGCTGATGTTGCAAAACTGGCATTAGTGGCAGAACCAGCTGATGTTGCAAAACTGGCATTAGTGGCAGAACCAGCTGATGTTGCAAAATTAGCATTAGTGGCTGCAGAGGCGTTAGTAGCAGAGGCAGCAGAACCATTAATGTTGATAGACCAAGTACCAGATGCATTAGTTCCAGTGGTCGAAGGAGCACCAATAGAATTATAAGAGATAGTTACAGCAGAAGAACCATTAAAAGTAGTTCCTGATACAGCACCAGCACCACCATTATTGAATGTTACTGAATTAGGAACATTGGTTACATTTAATGTTATAGAAGCATCAATAGTTCCTCCACCAGATAAACCTGTGCCTGCAGTTATAGAAACTCCAGAGTGTGCTATATGTCTATCTGCTACATAATTAGCTAGAGTATTATGATCGATAGTTGCTTGTGTTGCGGTTTGAACTGTACCATAGAAACCAGTAGAAGCGTTTATAGAAGCTGCACTAACATTTGCAGTGGCAGTAATGCTACCAGTAACATCAAGTTTTTCTGCTGGTGATGCTGTTCCTATACCAACATTAC